TGCTGAATGGAGTGTTCCAAGTCCTGAAATTAATATCACTACTAATTCTGTTGCCATAGATTGGGACACTAATTTTAGTACTTATAATATAAGGCCAAATAATAAAAGGGCGAAAGTATTTGTTAAAATAATTACAACATCTTCTTATCCTTATGTTTTAGAAGTATTTGATAATGGTGTTTTATACGCTACTTATGATAATTTATTTCAAACTACAAATACTCAAATTTACAATAAAAGAGAAGATGGAGATGCCTCAAATCATTTATTTACTTTTAAAGTTTCAAGTATAGGCGGTAATTTAACTTTTACATCTGAATTAAGATATGAAGGTTGGATATATTACTACCCACCAAATTGGCCGCCTGATGCTATTGCATACAGATTTTTAACTGCAACTTCATCAAGTCAAACAACGGCTAATTCAATTTTAAAAATATCTGAACAAATACCAAAACTAAAAGTTAGGGATTTTATTACTTCAATTATAAAAATGTTCAATTTGGTTTTAACACCAACATCGAATAATACATTCTCATTCATTCCTTTAGACGATTGGTATAGTAAGGGTAAATTAGTTGATATTACTAATTACATCGATACTAAAGATATTACAATCAAAAAACCAAAGCTGTTTAAACGCATAGACTTTAAACATCAAAAATCGGGGCAGATATTGAATGAGCGATTCAGAGAAAACAACGGCCTTGATTTAGGTTATGGTGATTTGGCTACTACATACGATATTGATGGTGGCGAGTTAAAAGTTGAAACGCAGTTTGATAACTTAATGTTTGAGCGATTAATAGATAGAAGTAATGACGATGTTACAAACGTGCAAGTTGGTAAATCGATTGATAAAACTTTACAGCCTTATATCGGTAAGCCTTTTATTTTTTATAGATCCGGTTATCAGTTTTATGATTTACCAATTAAGGCTGATAGTAATCCTGATTTAAATTATACATGGTTTACATCAACTGAAAATGATAGTTTTTTAGACCAAGTTACGCAATCGGTAAACTTTTCGACTGACATATCGACGTTTTTATATTCTGAAATAAATAATAACCTATTCAGCAACTATTGGCAGGACTATATTTCAGACTTATATTCAAGCAAAAGACGATTAGGCAATTATAGAGCGCAGTTACCAATAGGCAAAATTATAGATATTAAGCTAAATGATAGGATACAAATAAGCGATAAGGCCTACATTATCAACTCAATGCGTTCTAATCTTACCACAGGTGAGGTAAATTATGAATTATTGAACTATATCGGACTTCCTTTTAAGAGTATAAATTCAATAATACCTATTACAGTTGATACTATTGAGTACTCGGTTGACACTACTGATTTAAGTGCTGATGTTACTTATTACTATTTACCACAGTATTCGCCATTTGATAACGGGATTCAGTACAATCAGCTATCAGTTACAAGTGGAGCGCAAAATTATGATTTAAAAATAATTGCCAACAGTCCTTATGTAGTTACTAAAGTAGATACAGGCGATGGTGTTGGATGGGTTGATTTAGAAAATAGTTTCGGAAATACAACCGCTTATCTTTTAATTAAGGTTTCAGAGTACACAAGTGCAATAACAAACCCAGTTTTAGTTAGAACTATGGATTTAGAAGTGGTTATAGGGATTGATACTTATACATTAACAATAACACAAACACAATGATAGGGAAGTTAGTAGAATTATTAAACAAAATGGATTATTATAATGGAAGCGATAATATAGAATTTGCAAAAGGTGCTTATCGATGTCCGAGAACTTTTAAAGAAACGATTAAACAATATAAAAGATGGCTATTAAGAAAGTTGTAGAGATAGATGTTGATGTAGTACGTGCCAATGGCGGGTTAGAAAACTTCACGCAAAATTTTAAGAAAAGCGAAGAAGCAGCTAAATCTTTGCGAACACAACTCCGAGAGGCACAGTTAGAAGTAGCAACCTTATCTGAAAAATTTGGAGCAACTTCTAAAGAAGCAGTTGAGGCAGCTAAAAGAGCCGCTGAATTAAAAGACCGAATTGGCGATGCAAAAGCATTAACCGATGCGTTTAATCCTGATGCAAAATTCAAAGCATTAAGCGGAGCTTTAACAGGTGTTGCGGGTGGCTTTAGCGTTGTTACCGGATTGATGGGTACACTTGGAGCAGAAAGTAAATCAACAGAAGAAGCGATTTTAAAAGTTCAATCTGCTATGGCTATAGCAAGTGGCGCACAAGCAGTTGGAGAAAGTATCGATTCATTCAAACAACTTGGCGCTGTAGTTAAATCTTTTTCATTAGTTCAAAAAATTAGTACAGCGGCTCAATGGCTTTGGAATGCTGCTATGGCTGCCAATCCAATAGGCGCAATTGTAGTTGTTGTTACTGCATTAATCGCTGCCGGTTATGCTTTAGTAAAAATGTTTATTTCAAGTTCAGAGGCGGCAGATATGGCTGCGGCTAATAATAAAAAGTTATCCAAGCAAATGGATTTACTTTCTGATAGTATTGCCAAAGCAAATGCGGAAGGAGATTTAAATAGAGAAACGCAGTACAGAATGGCTGAAGCTTCAGGTGCAAATACAAAAGCGTTAAGAGAATTAAATATTGCTTTAGCTGATCAAGCCATAGCACAGAAAAAAGCAAATGCAGAGAAAGCACAGGCCATATATTTTAGTGTATTACAAAGCGATGCAGATGAGGAACAAACTAAAAGAGCAAAAGAATTATTTGAGAAAGCAAATAAAGATTATTCAGATGCTATAAATGCACGTAAAAAAATAAGAATTGATAATTCAGTTCAAGAAGTACAAGAGGCAACTGATTCGAGAGAAAAAGCAGCGGAAGCACAAAAGAAAGCAAATGATGAATTATTAGAAAAACAAAAGAAAGCAAATCAAGAACGGATTGATGAGTTTTTAAGGTTAAAACGTGCTGAAACAGACATCGCAAACCAAGCCGCTTTAGACAGAGAGAAAGCAGATACAGCTTTTTTTGATAAAGAAATGGAAGCGAGAAAAAACAATGAGCTTTCTAAAATGACTGAACAGGAAGCGGATTTGGAGAGAGTGCGTTTAAAATATGAAGCTGATTTAGCTTATGCCGAAAAAAATGGATTAGATGCAAGTGCTTTAAAAGAATCACAAGAAAATGAAATCAACGATATTAATTTAAAATACCAAGGGATAAAATATGCAAATGAAAAGGCATCAGCAGAAAAAACAAAACAATTAGAACAAGATTTATTATCTGCCAAATTAGCTTTTGCACAGCAAGGATTATCTTTAGTTGCTGAAATAGCAGGTAAAGGAAGTAAGATAGGAAAAGCGGTTGCAGTTGCACAAGCTACAATTAGTGGAATAGAGGGTGTTCAAAATGCTTATACAACTGCTCAAAAATCACCTATAACAATAGGTTTCCCTGCATATCCGGTTGTACAAGCATCTTTGGCGGGAGTATTTGCAGCTTTACAACTTCGAAAAATATTATCTACAAATGTGGGTAGTGCTTCAAGTGGTTCATCAAATGTTTCAAGCGGAGGCGGAGGCGGAAGCGCACCTGCGCCACCGCAATTTAATATAGTAGGTCAAAGCTCAACCAATCAATTAAGTCAAACAATAGCAGGTCAGCAAAATAGACCTATACAAACTTACGTTGTGGGGAATCAAGTTAGTACTCAACAATCTTTGGATCGTAATGCGGTGGCTACATCAACTTTTGGATAAAAAAATATATCAATAAAAAAAAACATCGTTATATAGTTATGAAAACATACGAGCTATTTTTATCGGATGAAGATTTGCAAGGGGTAGATTCTATTGCGGTAGTTGGATCTCCGGCCATGGAAAGCAAGTTTATTGCTTTGGCAGATGAAAAAAAAGTACAGTTTACTAAAATCGATAATGAAAAGAAAATTTTATTAGGAGTTGCATTAATTCCTGAAAAAAAGATTTATCGATTTGATGAAAAAACAAAAGAGGAGTATTATGTTTATTTTTCTAAAGAAACAATAAAACGTGCCTCTGAATTATATCTTAAAAAAGGCAATCAAAGTAACGCAAATTTAGAGCATTCTAAATATACTTTGAATGGCACAATAGTAGAGAGTTGGATTGTTGAAGATTTGAAAAAAGATAAAACCGCTTTATATGGTATTGATGCGCCTGTTGGCAGTTGGGTTGTGGCTATGAAAATTGAAGATGAGGAACAATGGCAACTTTGCAAAGATAACGGAAGCGGATTTTCAATCGAAGGTATGTTTGACGAAAAAGTAACATTAAAAAAAGAGAATATGAATTTTAATCAAATGAAAGAAGATTTGCTAAACGAGTTTAAAACTCTTTTAGGCAAACAAGTTAAATTAGCCGAATGGAAAACTGAAGATGGCAGTTTAACGTTAGTAACTGAAACTGAAATGCCGGAAATTGGAGGCACTATTTCAGTTGCTACTCCTGATGGAAATGTACCTGCTCCGATTGGAGAGTACACACTTAACGATGGAACTACTATTTCAGTTTCAGAGGTTGGTATCATTTCAGAAATTTCAGCAAAAGAAGAAGAAGAAGTTGTTGAAGCTCCTGTTGAAGAAATGTCTGCTCCTGCATCAGTAAACACAAATGAGGTTTCAGATTTGAAAAATGCTATTAGTTCAATGCTTATTAAATTCAATGAGGATTTAGAGCAAAGATTTTCAGCAATCGAAACTAAATTATCAGAGCAAGTTAAAGAAAATGAAACTTTAAAAGTTGAACTTTCTCAAACTCCTGCCGTAAGCAAAACAAAAGTAGCACCAGTTCAAGCTACAACAGAAAAACCAAAAACATTAAAAGGAAGATTAGCATTATCATTAACAGAATTAAAAAATAAAAACTAAAAACAAATGGCAACAACAACAACAGTAAACAGTTCCTATGCAGGAACGGTGGCAGGTGAAATAATAGGAAAAGCTTTTAAAGAAGCAGATACTATTCAAAGAGGTTTGGTAACTATTTTACCAAATATTCCTGTAAAACAAGTAATCCGTAAAATTGATTACGGTAATGGTAGAACAGATTATTCTTGTGGTTTCACTCCTGCGGGAAGTGTAACTCTTGACGAGGTAATTTTAGAGCCAAAGAAAATCAAAAACGAAGCTGAACTTTGTAAAGAAGATTTCAGAAATGTATGGGATACTGCCTCTATGGGGTTCTCTGCTCATAATGACAATATGCCGGTTGATGAAGAAAGCGCATTATTAGTTGAAATTTTAGCAGATACAGCACAAGCAACAGATTCAGATATTTGGGTTGGAGATGCAGCAGATGATGGACATTTTGATGGATTTATTACTGCTTTTTTAGGAGATGGAACTGTAATTGATGTAGCTTCACCTGTTGCTATCACAAAAGACAATGTTATTTCTAAAATTGAGGCTACTATGGCTGCTGTGCCTGTAGCTTTGAGAAGAAAAACTGATTTAGTTTTTGCAATATCAAGCGATGTGGCATTGTTTTACCAACAGGCTTTAGTTAGCGCAGGAATTTCTAACGGATTAGGTGGTAACGATTTCCAATTACGTTACGGAAATTATGTGCTTGAAATCATAAATGGTTTACCTAATTCAACTATGGTAGTTTATCAAAAGAAAAATTTATATTTTGGAACAGGTTTGCTTTCGGATCATAATGAAGTGCGTATCAAAGACATGGATGATACTGATTTGAGCGGTACAGTACGTTACAAAATGGTTTATACTGCCGGAGTACAATATGTAAGAGGTGCAGAAGTTGTTTTATACACAACTTACACACTTTAATAAATAACAAGGCGGTTGAAAATACCGCCTTATTTTAAACATTATAATAATGGCAGCGTGTGAATTTATAACAAACGGCAGACTTTTAGAATGCAAAAATTTTACAGGTGGTTTAGTTAATGCCTTTTTTGCTCCATTTTCAGATATTGGCGCAACGGTAGTTAATTCAGAGCTTACAGGTTTAGGAACTTTAGAAGAAGTTTTCAAATTTGAATTGAAAAATACAGGTAATACTTATGTTGAAACTGAAACAGCATCAAGAGATAACGGAACTATTTTTTATGATAGCCAATTAAGTTTGGTACTAACTGGCTTAACTGCTGCTTTAGTTGATCAGGCTAAATTACTTTCGAGAGATAGAATGTTAATCTTTTTAGAAGATAACAACGGAACATTTCACACTATTGGATTGAAAAATGGTGCTGATAAAACAACAGGCACAAGAGAATTGGGTGGTGCTTTAGGTGATTTCTACGGATTAAAAATGACATTACAAGCGTTAGAGCCTGAAACTGCTCCAATATTATCAGGTGCGGCAGTAACTTCTTTACTTAATATGGTTTCTGACCAATATGTAAACGATTAAATTTTTTTTAAAATAAAGTTAAAGGACAGCGTATTAGGTTACGCTGTCTTTTTTTTTGTATCAAAATTTATTTTTATCGTTATATAAGTATGATAATATTTAGACCATCTGAAGAAACTCAAACTGTAACAATTATCCCTCGTTATGAAGCGGATTTGGTTACGTTAAAAATACGTGATGAAAGCAAAGCCACAGAAGAAACTTTTGAGGATTTAACAACCTCTTATAGTTTTGGATATTTGACTTTTGAATTTACGAAAACAGTAACTGAAGGAAGCACTTTTGAATTTGAGGTTTTAGATAATGAAAATACACTATTTCGAGGCAAGGCATTTGCAACGGATCAAACAGATTTACAAAATTATAAAATCAATCAATAATGGGAGATTTAAGAACAATAAGTTTAAGCGCATTTGATACGCAGATTTTTGAAGAAGTAAAGCCAAGCGGTAAAACTTATGTATTAAATGGCAAAAACAATGAGGGTTATGATTATGTGATTAATCGTTACAAACATTCTCCAACAAATGCTGCTATTTTAGACAGTTATTATTCATATACTTATGGCCAAGGTTTGACTGCAAATTATAAGGCAGACCAAGCTATTCAAATGGCCAAAGTCAACAAATTATTTACAAAAGATACAGTTCGTAAATTGGTAAAAGATTACACGTTATTTCATGAATGTAGTTTTGAAGTAATTTTAGGTAAATCAGGAAATGAAATTGCTGAAATAAATCACTTGCCAAAAAACAAAGTAGTTCCTAATGAAGTTGATGAAAATGGAGTTATTAATTCTTATTGGTATTCTTACGATTGGAGTGATTTGCGAAAATATCCGCCAACTCAAATACCGGTATTTGTTCAAGGCACGACAGAAAAAAAGACAGTATTTGTAATTAAGGAATATAGCATAAACGATTTCTATTTCGCAAGGCCTTCTTATTATTCGGGGTTAAACTATGCCGAATTAGAGGAGCAAATTTCTGTTTATTGTGTAAACCATATTAAAAATGGATTGAGCGCAGGACATATTATAAATGTAAATGAGGGTGTTACTGATGACGAGGTTAAAACGCAATTTGAAAGAAACATTATTAAAAAATGGACAGGTGCAAATAACGCTAATAAGTTTATCTTATCGTTTAACTCAAATAAGGATAATGCCACTACTATTGAAACTATAACCATCGCAGATGCACACCAACAATATCAGTTTTTAACCGAGGAAGCGAGAAAGCAATTATTGACAGCTCACAAAGTTGTAAGCGGTGCAATTTTAGGTATTCAAACAGCAACAGGATTTAGCAGTAATGCAGATGAAATTGAAACTGCATTTACAGAAACGATGTTGAACGTTATAACTCCAATGCAAAACGCTTTGACTGATGGATTTGAGTACGTATTAGGTCAAAATAAAATTACTTTAGAACTTTATTTTGAAGATTTAAGAACTGATGGTGTTGAAAATAACTTAAATCAAAGCTCTTATAACGGTGCGCAAATATCAAGTGCTGTTGAAATATTACAAAATGTTAAAGATGGAATTTTAACTAAAGAACAAGCTATGGTTTTCTTAATTCAATTCTTGAAATTGGATAAAGATGTGGCAGTTTCAATGTTTACAACCGGTAGTTCGGTTCAAAAACTATCGGAAGAAAAAAAAACAATAGGCATTGAACTAATTAATTTAGGTGAGGATGAAGATTTAGAAAATTACGAGTTAATAGAGTGCAAACCTGTTGACTATGATGAAGAAGAAAAGCTATCTTATCAGTTTGCCACAAGCACCGGAACTGCAAACTCAAATCGTAAAAGTATTTATGATACAGATTTTTATCTTTTCCGTTACCGATACGCAGGAAGTAGACCTGCTGAAAGAGAATTTTGTAATAATATGATGAGTGCAAATAAGATTTACAGACGAGAAGATATTGAAGCGATGGGAGATATTACAGTAAACCCCGGTTTTGGCAAACATCCTAACCCAAATAATCCTTATTCTATTTGGAAGTTTAAAGGTGGCGGTTTGCTTTCTGCAAACTTTACAGGCGGAACTTGTAAACATTATTGGGAAAAATTGACATACAAAATAAAAGATGTTAAACCTGATGTTAAATCTCCGATTGCTATTGACGATGCAAAAAAAGACAGAGCAAGTGGAATAGCAGGAATAGCACCTCACGACATATAAAATAAATTATGATACTATTAATAACACCGCAGCAAGTAGTCGCAAAAACGCCTTTAAATGGCAATATTGACTTTGATAAAATAGTGCCTTGCATTGAGGATGCACAAATAACAGATTTAGAGCCTTTAATAGGTCAATTTTTATATGATAAGATTTGCATAGATTTTGAGAATGACGATTTAGATGGTAATTATTTGACTTTATACGAAGATTTTATAGTTGACTTTTTAATTCGTGCAACTGCTAAAAATGTACTTTTGGTTTTAGCTTATCAAATCTCAAATGGGGGTGTTTATAAGCATACTACTGAAAATGCAGAGAGTGTAACTAAATCAGAGGTTGATTATTTAATGGTGCAACAAAGAAGTAAACAGGAAGTATTTGGACTTCGTATGCAAAAATGGTTATCTTACAACAGAATTCCGGAATATACAAAACACAGCGATACTATTTCACGTAAAAAACTAAATGTAGGCAGTTGGTGGTTTGGAAATAACAGTTGTAATGATTGTGGAAATATAGAAATCGACACTTATGGACAAGACTAAAAAGCCAAACATAGCACGTTTAAGAAACGAGGAAAAATTGAAGCAGTTTTTATTTAAAAAACAAGTAAAAAAAGATGGCACAAGAAATAATTAATGTTGGAACGACTGCCAATGATGGCACAGGTGATAAAGTTAGAGACGCATTTATAAAAGTCAATTCTAACTTTGCCGAATTATACGATGAAGGTGGCGCAAATATTACTGTAAATAATCCGGTTACTTCAACTGAAACTACTTTGGATGTTGCCTTGGCTGATTTAAATACAGGTGGCGGTGGCACTCCAACGCTTCAGCAAGTATTAGACAACGACCATGATTTAGTTGATGGTAATAACTTTCAAGGAACAGGAGCAGGAGTTGATAATACAGGAATTAGTGTAAATGCTTTTGGTGATGCAGCGGCAGTAAACAATACAGGAGATAATGTAAATGCTTTAGGTCTCGGAGTGGCATTTACTAACTTAGGAAATGACGTAAACGCTTTAGGTTTTTATGCTGGATATTTAAATGAAGGTTCAGCAGTAAACTCTATAGGAAATAATACTTGTGCAAGTAATACAGGAGATAATGTAAATGCTTTAGGAACTGATGCTGGTGTAGATAATACTTTCAACAATGTAAATTTATTTGGTAATGCCGCAACTGCTGATGAAAACGGTCAAACAGTACTTTCTAAAGATGGTGCTATTATGGCTCGTATATCAACAACTGATTTAACAGAAACGCACAAATATAATTTACCTGATGCAGATGGCACAATAGCTTTAACTTCTGATATTCCAGCAGCAGGAGTTACTTCAGTTGGTTTAACAATGCCATCTGCATTTAGTGTAACAAATAGTCCAATTACATCAAGTGGTGATATAGCTGTAACAGGTGCTGGTTTAGTTTCACAATATGTTAGAGGTGATGGAACATTAGCTAATTTCCCTAATTCAACAGGTGGTGGTTCGTCAGTTAATTACTATCTTAATGGTAGTGTTTCACAAGGCACATTTGGAGGAGATACTTACTATGAAATGAGTAAAACACCAATACTTGGAGCAGGTACTAATTTTACAAGAACAAATGGTGCAGGTAATGGATATATTGCATCGTTCATAACTGACGCAGGAGATCCTTCATTTTTGAATATACCAGGGGGTAATTGGAATGTAGAGTTTTATTTTCAATCAAGTTCAACAGGTGGAAGTCCACAATTTTATGCTGAAGTTTATAAAGTTAGTGCTACCAATGTTTTTACACTTGTTGCAAGTGGATCAGCAAATCCTGAAGGTATTACAAATGGTACAACTGTTGACCAATACTTCACTTCAATTCCTGTTCCACAAACTTCATTACTTATTACTGATAGATTAGCAGTTAGAATATATGTTATTACAAGTGGAAGAACTATAACATTACATACAGAAAATGGAAATCTTTGTGAAGTACTTACAACATTTACAACAGGATTAACAGCATTAAACGGACTGACTGCACAAGTTCAAAATTTAGCAGTTGGAACAAGTGGAACTGATTTTGCAATTTCATCTGTTACTGATACACATACATTTAATTTACCTACTGCAAGTGCTTCAAATAGAGGTGCATTAAGTTCAACAGATTGGAGTACATTTAATGGTAAACAAAACCCATTATCATATACACCTTATAGAAATGTTCAAACTTCGCAAACTGCTTTAACCGGAACAACAGCAGAAACGATTGTATTTACTGCAACAATTCCTGCGGGTTCATTTAATAGTGTTGATGTTTTAAAAATCTTATTTGGAGCAAATAAAACAACTGGTTTAGGAACTTATAGTTTGAGAATAAGAGTAAACACAACAAACACCATATCTGGTGCACCAACAATAGCATTATATAGTGGAAGTTTAACTGCACAAGTAGTTATTATTATGCGAAATTTTAATTTAAATGGTGGCAATTTATATGGACTTGCATCGGGCGGCTCATCGCTTACTGATATTTTAGCATCTGGAACTGGGTTATCTATAACACCTTTAAATCCGGCAAATATATTTTACATTTTTGCAACAGTTCAATTATCAAATGCTTCAGATAGTATAATAGGTAATATGTTTACAATACATAATTAATATGAAAACAATAATAGAAATAGCAACTAATCAAGTTGTGGGAGTTACTTACTCAAATGAGTGTTTAATAACTGAAACTTTAATCGATGAACTTTTGCAAATTGAAATGGTTAAACCTTATTTTAATTTCGATACAAGAGAGTTTTACGATGGTGCAACACCGGAAGAAATTGAACAAGCATTTAAAGATAAAACACCGGCAGAAAGTCAACTTTGGAGAATTAGAACTATTTTAAAGTTAATGAATTTAATACCAACTATTGAAAGTGCATTAGACCAATTAGAAGAACCTACAAAGACAGCAGCTAAAAACGTATGGAACTATGGCACAACAATAGAAAGATACTCGCAAACTGTTTTATTTATTCAATCTGTTACACAAATGACTGATGACCAAGTTGACGAGATATTTCAACAAGCAGAGGCTATACAAATATAACAATGAGTAAAGAAACTTTAGATAGGTTGTTGAACAAATGGATAAGCAGAAAGCTATTAGTTTTTTTAGTAGCTTGTTTAGGTTTGTTTTTGGCTAAAATAACATCCGGAGATTGGGTAATTGTTGCAACTGCATATATAGGCATTCAAGGTTTTACTGATATTGTTTCAAAATTAAAAACATAAAATAAAAATGATACCTCAATCCTTAAAAATCTACGCCTTGAATACTGCATCAATGATTATATCCTTTAGTAATATTGAACAGACATTGAAAATAATACTTTTAACTGTCTCTATTGTATATACTATAATTCAAACTATCAAATTATTAAATAAAAATAATGAAGCTAAATAAAGAAGGCTACGACTTGATAAAACTATTTGAAGGATTAAGTCTTAAACCTTATTTATGTAGCGCAAAAGTGCCGACTATTGGATATGGCTCGACTTTTTACGAGAATAACAAGAAAGTTTTAATGTCAGATCCCCCAATAACCAAACAACGTGCGGATGAGTTACTTCAAATAAGTGCTGACCGGTTTGCTGCTAAAGTGGTTAATTTAGTTAAAAAGCCAATTACTCAAAATCAATTAAACGCCTTAACATCCTTTGCCTACAATTTAGGTTCGGGAGCTTTAGCTTCTTCTACTCTATTAAAAAAGGTAAATGTAAACCCAAACGATTTAACTATTAGAAACGAATTTTTACGATGGAATAAGGCTAACGGAGTTGCATTAAAAGGCTTAACCAATCGAAGAATAAAAGAAGCTGATTTATATTTCACTTCGTAAAGTATTGTTGTTCAATACTTTTTTTGTAGGTTTGAATAACCAAATTAAAAACTTATGAGCATGAAAGGCAATCAAAACGCTGCAACTTATAAAAAAGACATTGTATTGACTTTTATAAATAAGTTCCCAAATGCAACAACAATGGCGATTGCAAGATTGATTTATGACGAGCATAAATTAGACTTTAGTTCATTTGATAGTGTAAGAACAAACGTAAGAAGATACAGAGGCGAAAACGGCAAAAATAGCTCGCCTGTTTCTAAAGCCGGAGAACGTACTGAAACCCAAAAAAAACAATCTATGAGCAGAGTAATTGACCTACCAAACAGCGATTATGAAAAGTGCGAAGCCTTTATAATTCCAAAAGGGCAAAACAATATTTTAATCTTATCCGATATTCATTTCCCTTATCAAGATAACAAGGCTTTAGAATTGGCGATTAATTACGGACTTGAAAACAAAGTAAATACAATCTATTTAAATGGTGATATCGCAGATTTTTACCAATGTAGCAGATTTACCAAAGACAGACGATTGAGGGATATGGCGGGAGAGTTAGAAATGGTTAGGGGGTTTCTAAAAATGATGCAAGATTTATTTAAATGCCCTATTTACTATAAAATCGGAAATCACGAAAAAAGATACGAAGATTATTTAATGATTAAAGCACCGGAGTTATTAGGAATTGATGATTTTAAACTTGAACAACTTTTAAGATTTAGGGAGTTCGGTGTTACTTTGGTTAAAGATAAGCAAATGGCTTTAGCGGGAAAGCTTCCTATACTTCATGGCCATGAATGGTTTGGGGGATTTGCTCCTCCTGTTAATCCTGCAAGGGGTTTGTTTATGAAAGCTAAAGAGAGCTGTTTAGTTGGTCACCACCATAGAACGTCTGAACATAACGAAAAGAGTTTATCTGGTGAAGTTACAACAACTTGGTCAACAGGGTGCCTTTGCGGATTAGAGCCTGAATATGCGCCTTATAACAATTATAACCATGGATTCGCTCACGCTAAAATTGGAAGCGATGGTAATTACGAGTTGAAGAATATTAGAATTATCAATTATAAAATTGTGTAAGATGGCTGATATAGCAAAATGCAAAGATTTTCTTTGTCCGTCAAAAGATTACTGCCATAGGTTTACAGCTCCGGCAGGAATGTATCAAACTTATGGAGGATTCAGTAGAGAAGAAGATGCCGATAATTGCGATATGTTTTGGCCTAATGGTAAATGTAAATATTGTAAATTAGAAAATGGAGTGCATAAAATGGGATGTGAAACACGTAAAATACAAATTAATTTATAAGATGTATATTATTTTATACAAAAAGCATATAAAATGTATATTATATACAGCATTTTGTCCCAAATATACATTAAATTAAAGACGAAATCTAACTTATGGTTTAAAGATAAACCCTAATTTTTAAGGTCTTAATTGACACAAAAAGTAATGATATGAAAATAACAGTCGAAACAAATGGCGAATCACTTGTATTAGATTTACACGATGATAATACAATTTGGGAACTTATCCCGAAATTAAAAATATTACTTACCTTTTGTGGATATAGCGAAGATTTAATTAATCAAATAATAGAGGAAAACGAATGACAACAACTGAAAACAACAACGGAAACAACATTTTACTAATAGCCATTGTATTAGGTTTATTAGGTGCAATATTTTTAACATCCTGCGGATCACGAAAAGTAAACAAGTCAGAAACTAAAGAACAAGAGCAAAAAAGTGAAAAAATTACTCTCGAAACTGAAACGAGAGTAACAGACAACACTAAAATAGTTGACACTTCAACAACGGATGAAATAGAGATTATTCCTGTTGATAATACTTTACCTTTTATTGTCAATGGTAAAGAGTACAAAAACGTTAAAATAAGACACAAAAAAACTAAAAACAATATAAGTGTAGTAAAAGATGTAAAAATCCAACACAACGCACAAAAAGAGGCTGTAGTGATGGTTAAAAGAAACAAAATAATTGAAGTAAAACAAATAGAACGTAAAGAGTCTTATTGGTGGTTACTTTGGTTCTTACTTTTAATACCGATTTATTTTGCTTATAAAAAATTTAAACATTACATTTGAAGCTTCATAAAGTTTTGATTTAAGGTTGAATTCCCCTCTCACATAAATTGAGAGGGGTTTTTTTTTATCCTTTCAAACAACTCATCCAACATAAATTCATCAGCTGTGCTATCAATCTTTAATATTTTCTTATTTACAATAATTGATATTAGATATTTATGGCAGTTCTGTTTTGCTGAATCGTTTTGTGCTGTGCCTTTTCGATAAAGTTTAAAATCTTCATAATGGCAAACTAAATTTTTGTAGTCATTCATTAATTGGTCGTGAGCAATGAAATGCTCTTTAGATAATAGGTAGTTCATTTTAGTAGTTGTATTTCGTTAATATTCATAATTAATTTTGCTTTCGTTAATAATATATATTTCTTCATTCTCAAAATCAAAATGTAAATTGTTTTGAGATAACTGTTCTAATAATGATTGAATGATAAATAGCTGATAAAAGCTATATCCCTTTTTTTTGTTTCCGTATATTAGTTTAGGTCTCAACTCATTAGAGTCAATTATTCTGCGAATAAATCCGTAATCAACGTTACAAAAATCAGCGATGTTTTTAATTGTGTAAATCATAATAAATAAGGTTCTATTTTATCAAATGGAAATGTTTCGTATTTTTCTTCATCAAGCCAAAAAATTGTTGTTAAATATCCGGAGTCAGTTAATTCAATACCGGACAATCTAAAAGGTCTTTTATTTTTACTCATGTAAAATTTAAAAGAAAATGACCAATTTTTTTCTACTTTTATTTTTTTTTGCTTTTTTTCAAACGGATTATTAATTTGTATCATATTTTTTTGTTTTAGTGTAAACCAAGTGTAAACCATTTCACAGTATTAAAATTCTATTAACCCTTTATTTTATTGGCTTTTTGTTTAACTGTAAACTGTAAACTGTAAACCGGAATAAAAATATTAATTTTTTATTTTTTTTAAATTTTATTTTTTTTGTTTTTTAGTGGTTTACAGTTTACACTTGGTATAAAAACCTTGTGAATACCAATAAAATCAATGCTTTACAAGTGTAAACATAGTGTAAACTACTGTAAACCGAAAGTTTACACTAAAATTCCTACTTTTTTAAATATCTGTAAACCATTTGACGAGAAATGCCCAATAATTCAGCAATTTTTGTACGGTTAAAATCCGGGTTTTCTTCATAACATTTTTTAACAAAACTTTCATTATCAGTTGCATTTGAAATATTAGATTTTATTTTTGATGTTTCAGCACTATCGATTTTTATCTTCTTAAACTGATTAATAAAATATTGCGCTAATAAATCAGCTTTTAAAATTGTTTCTTTATTAATTAAAGTTTCTCGAATATCTTTAGAGTGAAACATACAATCTAAAAAATGTATAATTAAAGCAAATCGGGGAATATAAACTTTAATCTTTGCTATCATACTTTTATTGCTTTCAATCTCATCATCTGAATTTTGTAATGAAGAATAATTATTGAATATCACTATCCATGTTTTAAAGCCTTCTGTTGACATTTTACAAATAAATGGTATAATGTTATCGTTTTCATCTTTTTTTATAAACTGTGCAACGCTATCGCTTATTTTTATAATGCTATCGCTCCACCATTCAGAAATATTTTCTTCTAAATCAGTTAATGAAAACTGCTCAAATGTTATTTTTTCAGGATAACAAAATAAAAACCTATCAATAAAACCATTTGCTATATTTTCAGTAGTAAACTGTTCATCTAATATTGTTGGCTGAATACCACCCATTACAGAAATAAAAGGAGATGCAATATACAAATCAGGTCTTGATACTCTATTTACAATAATACTTTCGTTACTCCAAATAGATAACCATTTTTGCTTATCAGATCCATCTCTATACTTATTCATATCTTTAAACCATCCATCAAGTTCATCCTTAAAAACTCCTATTGATTTATTGCTTTCGTTATGCAAGTTTATAAGAGCTTCAATAGTAGTATCCTCGGCAAGTATTTGTTTTTTACGTGGCTTATCTATTGGCACTAATCCGGCTTGTTCTTTTTTTGTGGCCTCAATATAACGCTCATATTCTTTATATTTGTTTAAATAATCCTCAATCTTTTTTTGATTAATCTTTTTAACTGGAGCAATTATAGGCTTTGTACTTGGTGTTTTACCTAATCCCGCTCGGCCAACTAAAGCAATAAATAAAATAGGACTTTCTAACCATCCTTTTTTAGCTTCTATTTTTATAGAATTACCTATTAATATCGAAGTCATCCATAATAAAGCACCCGACATAAAATCTTCATTTAACATCAAACGCTCCTTACAATGCAAAATATATTTTTCTACTACATCAGGAAAAATCTGTAAAGGAAATTCAATAGATTTTATTTTATTAGAAACAACCGGAATAACTTCTTTAACAAATCTACTACCAAAGCCTTGTTTATATAAATCGGAAGCTGCTGCTTTAAAATCATCATTGTGATATTTTTTACAATACACTAAAAAAGGAGTGTATATTTTTTCAGCATCATACATAGAACCTGTTGAATGCAAGTACATAAATCCGTTGTCTTTAAAAACATATCCTGAATGTGGCGAAGTGGCACCGTTACGCTTTATAACATATTTTTTAGAATGATTACCTACTATTGTAAAACTATCGCTTATAAGGTCTAAAATTGATGTTTTCTGATTATAATCTTCCCATGGAGTTAGTTGACCTATATTGTAAACCTTATTATCTTTTTTTGGCTCAATGGGTATTTCTTCAATATAATTATACATTTTTGAAAAGCTCCAAAGTATTTCCCTATCCTGATCAGAAATATAATTTATTCCTAAATAATCATTTTTAGA